GGGCGGTGGGGTGGGTGGACTTTCTTTTCATGAGCCGAGTGTGTTTTTTTTCAACAAAAAAGGCATTACGAACGATTGCGAATCTTTCGCAGCGGTTCGTAACAGCCCAAAAACTGGGGGTGTGTTGTGAGTGATCGCAGTGTGAATGGTGAGTTGGTGGAGTGTGTGAAGGCGCTCGGGGGCTCCAAGCAGGTGGCGCCCAAGCTGTGGCCCGAAAAGAGCCCCGATGCAGCGCAGCGCCTGCTGTTGGACTGCCTGAACGATGAGCGCCCGGCACATCTGACGCCCGAGCAGACGTTGCTGGTGCTGCGCCTGGCCCGCGCCAAGGGTTATCACGCCGGGTTTGCCTACCTGGCCGAGACGCTGGGCTATGCCCCGCCGGTGCCGATTGAGCCGCGCGACGAGGTGGCCGAGCTGCAGCGCCAGTTTGTGGCGGCCACCCAGGCGATGGCGGCACTGGCCGAGCGCATGGAAGTGCTGAGCGGCGGCATCACTGCCCAACAGCGCCCGCATCTGCAGCGTGCTGCCTGAGTCGTCTCAATATCGAATCAAAGGAGTATTGCCATGCTGACCTCTTCCACGCCTGCAGCCTACACCCAGGGGGGTGGCTACATCAAAAACGAGTCCAAAGCCCTGGCGCGCGATGCGTTGGGCCATGAGGTGGTGAGTGAGCGCCAGCGCGTGGTGGTGGACATCTTGACCGCTGCTGCGCGCAATGGTTTGCCTGGCCTGACTACCAAGGAAATCGCGTACCAATATCGGCTCTTGACGGGCAAGGATAAGGTGCCGGGTGATTTCACGGATGCAATATCGAAACTTCGGGCAGCTAGTCGCATTGCGTTTGCAGGCAGAAAGCTGAATGCAGAGACGGGCAAGAGTGCCGATAGTTGGCAGCTGGTGGCGCAGCAGACCAGGCTGGCGGCGTAACTATGGCTCGCATTCGCACCATCAAACCCGACTTTTTTACCAGTGAGGACATTGTGAGCCTCACACCATTGGCGCGTCTGCTTTACATCGGTATTTGGTGCGAGGCGGACAAAGAGGGTCGGCTGGTCTGGAAGCCAATGACGTTCAAGCTCAGGTATCTGCCTGGTGATACGTGCGACATCAAGGCGCTGTGTCAAGAGATTGTGGATCAGGGGCTGGTGGTGCTGTATGGCGATGGTTACGCGGTGATTCCTGCGTTTTCACGGCACCAGCACCTCAATCCACGCGAGAGCGAGAGTGTTATTCCTGCACCTGACGCGTGTGAGAGTGTCACCACCACAAATCCACGCGTGGTTGACGCGTGCGCACGCGTGGATAACGCGTCGGCACGCGTGCCCCACGCGCAGGGAGGAAGGGAAGGGAAGGGAAAGGAAAGGAAAGGAATGGGGGGGGATTGCGCGAGTGCGCGCGAGGCGGCTGCACCACCGCCTGCACCACCACCACCGCCAGAACCGGCTGACGCCGGACCCCCACCCCCATTTTTGCCCGAATACCGCGAAGTCATCGCCGACAAACGGCCCGATCTGTTGCCCACGGCGGTGATGGTGTGGCTATTGTTTTGCGAGCAATACCCGCCAGAAAAACGGGGCTTGGCACGTTGGACCAAGTGGGTGATCAACGAAAAATCCGCAGGCCCGGGGGTGCCTGCTGGCCCCCTTGCCGGGCCTGACCCGCTGGCCGACCAGGATTCGCTGGCGTCGGTGGAAGCGGTGGGCCTGTCGTTGGGCCTGGGCCGTTGGGACGGCATGCTGGAGCCGTTTGTTAGCTACAAAAAACGAGTCAGATCAAAAGCGTTGGAGGGGAAAAAATGCACGTGACCTTGGCCGAAAAACAGGCGCTGATTGCCCGCTACCGCGACAAAGCCTGGGCGCACATCCTGATCCTGGACCACAAGCGTGGCCGCGCCCTGAACCGCTTTCAAACCCAGTGCATCACTAACACGGTTGGTGAGGGCTGGCAAGACCAATGACACCGGAGCCTGAACCATGCAAACCCTGTCAAATAGCCCGCATCGTGCCGCAATACCCGTTCTTCAACCTGGGCTGCCTGTACTGCGGGGCACGCCTGATCCAGCATTTGGGCGGCCTGCCTATTGCGCGGTCGCAAGTGGCGGAAAGACGCCGCGAGAACCTGGCGCACTGGGTAGCGTTTGGCCACAGCGAGGCCGAGCTTCGCTCACTGGCCAAAAGCTCGCACTGCGTTGGCCCGGAGCCAGCTACGGTGTGCGCGCCCCAGACATTGACGAAACGCCGCTGAGCTATCCCGAGGTGGTGCTGGGTGTGCGCGCTGGTGTGGTGGGATAGGGTATGCAAATCCGCGTCGATACCAACATCCCCGAAGTGCAGGCCGCGCTGAAAGCTGCAGCAGCCCAGGTGCCGTATGCCCTGATGACGGCCATCAATAAAACCGCAGAGCACGCCCGCAGCGACACTCGCACCGAAATGGCCCGCGTGTTCGATAGGCCAACGCCGTGGGTGCTGAACAGCGTGCGGGTGAAATACGCCACCAAAACCAAGTTGGATGCATCGCTGGCTTTCAAAGACAAAAACCTGTTCGACAACGCCCGCACGATGGTGGAACCCCACGTCTACACCGGGCGGCGCCACTTCAAAGCCTTTGAAGTGAGGTTGAACAAAATCGGTTTGCTACCCAAAGGCTACAACGCGGTGCCAGGTGCAGGTGCCACGCTCGATGCCAACGGCAACATGAGCCAAGGCCAGATAAGCCAAATCTTGAACGTGCTGGGCGCGTACACCGAATCAGGCTACAACAAAGCCAATGCAAAAACCAAAAAGCGGCTGGCCAAAGGCAACGCAAAAAAAGGGGTGTATGGGTTTGAGTACTTTGTCAGCTTCGGGTCGATTGGCCGGACCACTTACACAGTAGAGGGCGGCGAGCCGGTCATCAAGCAAACCCGAAAAAGCAGCCTGCAGCCCGGCGTTTACAAAAGGGTGAGCACGGGCTTTGGCAAGAGCATCAAGCCGGTGCTGATCTTTGTGAAGCAAGCGCAGTACAAGCGCACGCTCGACTTCTACGGAAAAGCTGAAGCCACCATCAACAAACAGTTCCCCGGCTACTTCAATGACGCCTTCGACAAAGCCATCAAAACCGCGCTGCTCAAGGATCAAGGAAGCCTGCTGTGATGCGCCCGACACCCCCCTATCAAGGTACTTCCAGCGACCTGCCCGCCAAGGGTAATTCGAACCGCGTTCTCGCGCTAGTGTGTAGCTTTCCGAGTTACTTGACACTGGCTTGACAGTCAAAATAAGCGAATTTATTTTTTAAAAAACGCAAATAAATGCTTGACTTTATAGATTGTTGGAATACAATAAAGCCATGCAACGAAAACACGATGCACCGCACCAGGCGGCACCCTGGCTAGGAGAAAAAAATGACAACCGCAACTGAAATTTTGATGACCGCCCGCAATGCAGCATCTGGCATGGAGGAGGCTGAAAAAGTCGCAACGTCTACTGACCAAGATTGGGCCAATGAAGCCACGATTTACACCTTTGCAGATGGGTCTGTGCTTGTCGCAAGCGGCCCGCAGTTGAATGCCTACGCGGGCCGCGTTTACCCACAGTACAAAGTTGAAGCCGACAAAGAAACAGGCGAATGGCTGGGAAATGCTGAATTTGTCGATTACGTCACACGCAGTGAATGGAATGCCAAAGCAGACACAGACGAGGCGCACTTCGACACCTACGAAGAAAACGATGAAACCCGCGCCATTGAAGTGGTCTGGACAAAATGACCAAAGGCGGCAAACAACCCGGCGCAGGCCGCCCGCCTGCCCCAGACCGTCCGGCGCCCATGAGCTGGCGGCCCGCCACGCAAGCCCAAGCGGAAAAATACCTGCTGCTGGGCGGTGCCAAGTGGCTACGCAAACAAATCGACCAAGCTGACCCTTACCCCGAAAGCAAAAAATGATGCAAGACGCGCTTTTTGAAGGCTTCGACCCGGCTGAAATCGCCCGCGCAAGTCGCCAAATCGTAGCTGACCGCGCCGAAACCCGCCGCGCCGTCGCCCAAAAAAGCGCCAACCGCCACCACATGCGCCGCGCCAACGCAGAATCGACCCTGGCTGACATCCTGCCAGCAAAAATAGCAACCGGAGAAAGTTGGCACGTCGTCAGCCGTGGCGACATCGACAGTCTGAGCTACCTGCGCCATATCCTGGCCGGCGTCAACCACCTTGACCACGTCCTGATGTCCACCTGGTGCATTGCCAAAAACGACCTGAACGAAATAAGCGCCTGGCTTGACGCTGGCCGAATCGAGCAATTCGACCTCTACGCTGGCGAAATCTTCCCCGGATCGTATGGCGACGAATACGAGCAGTTTTTGAAGATGTGCGACCTCTACGGATGCCGCATGATCGTCGCCAAAAACCACAGCAAAGTGACTTTGTGCAGCGTTGACGACTACCAGGTGGTGATCGAGTCAAGCGCCAACGTAAACACAAACCCCCGAATCGAGCAAAGCGCCATCCACAACAACCCAGAGCTGCACGCCTTTTACCTTGAGTTTTTTAGCGGAGTGAAATCCATTGACAAAGCCACAAAAACTCACTGAATCTGGCCTGGCCCGCGAGCTTGATGTGTCGCGTCAAGCGATACACGACCTTGTTAAGCGCGGCATTTTGCAAAAAGATGCCGAAGGGCTGATTGACCGAACGCAAGCCACCCAAGCGCTTTTGAACAGGGTTCGACCAAGCGGAAAAACAACGGCGTCCATGATTTCACAAGAAGAAACGCCACTGCAGCCACTGAAGCAACCACTAACCACGCAACCTGAGCCAGACGAATCAACAGAAATCACAAGTTATCACATTGCGAAAACCCTGCGCGAAGCCGCTGAAGCTCAAATTGCCCATCTCAAACTCGCTGAAATGCGAAATGACCTGATCCGCATTGCCGCCGTCAAAGCCGCGTTGGCCACGGTGTTTGCCACCACCCGAGACGCCATGCTGCAGATCCCCGCCCGGCTGGCCCCCACGCTGGCTGCGGACGCTGACCCGGCGAATGTGCAAAACGTCCTGCACGAAGAGATCCACCGCGCCCTGATGCACCTGTCTGGCGCAGCCGAGCGCATGGGCCAGACCGATGGTGAGGTTCAATGATCGTTTGCGACACCCCCGACGCCACGCGCGCGCATGACCTGGTGGCGCAGCTGCTGCGCCAATACATGGCGCCGCCGCCGCGCATTGACACTGCTGAATGGGCGGGCAAGTTCCGGCACATTGCCAAAGGCCCGGAGCGCGGCCTGTGGCGCAATGAGCGCACGCCGTACCTGGTGGAGCCCATGCGCGCCGCCAGCAGCTACACGCCGTATGAGCGCGTTGTGCTGTGGTTTGCCACCCAGTTGGGAAAATCCGAGTTGCTTTACAACAGCGTGATGCAGCGGATCGACACCGATCCGCAAGACATGATGATGGTGCAGCCCACGCTGCAGGATGCGCAAGACCACAGCGCCCAGCGGTTCCTGCCGACCATCATGCAAACCCCGGCCATGCACGGCAAGGTGGCGGTGCGCAAAAGCCGCGACGAGTCCACCAGCTGGCGTAGCCGCACCATCCAGGGTGGGTTTACCGTGTTTTTTGGCGGAGCCAACAGCGCCGCCAGCCTGGCGTCCAAGCCTCTGGGTTTTGCTGTGGCCGACGAGGTGGACAAGTGGCCGGCAGACGTTGACAACGAAGGCCCGCCGCTGAATCTGTTGGAAGAGCGCATGAGCAACTTCAGCCGCCGCAAGCTGATCATTGCCAGCACCTGCAACATCAAGGGCCAAAGCGTCATTGAAGCCGAATACCTGGCCAGCGACCAGCGCAAATACCACGTTCCGTGCCCGCACTGTGGCGAGCTGCAAATTTTGCTGTGGGGTGCCAAAACCGACTGGGGTATCAAGTGGCTCAAAACAGAATCTGGCCGTGCCCGGCCTGAAACGGCGGTCTACATTTGCCGCCACTGCGGCGCCGCCATTGAAGAGCACCGCAAAGACTACCTGTTGCAAAACGGCATCTGGATACCCGATGAACCAGGCGCTGGCATGGGCAAGCGTGCCGGTTTCTGGCTCAATAAACTATATTCCCCGCTGGGCTGGAAAAGCTGGGCCGCGCTGGTGGAAAACTGGGAGCACGCCCAGGACAAAAAACGCATGGGCGACAGCGCCCCGCTCAAAACGTTCCTGAACAGCACCCTGGCCGAGACCTGGGAAGAAACCGGCACCGGTGGCGACAGCAAAGCCCTGGCCGCCCGCGCCGAAGATTGGGACATGGGCACCGTCCCGCGCGGTGGCTTGATGCTGACCATGGGCGTAGACACCCAGCCCGACCGACTGGAGGCCCGCGTCTGGGCTTTTGGCCGGGGCGAAGAAAGCTGGCTGGTGGGCCGCCATATCATCTATGGCGACCCGAATCTGGACGAAGGCACCGAAGGCAGCCCCTGGACGCGCCTAACCGAGATCCGCCGCACCCCCGTGATGCACGTCAGCGGGGCGCAAATGATCATCGAAGCCACCGGTATCGACACCGGCGGCCACAACACCCACGCGGTTTACACCTACTGCCGAAACCACGCCAGCGCCCAAGTGCTGGCCCTCAAGGGCAGCAGCTTGGCCAACAAACCGGTGCTGGGCAAGCCCAGCCTGATCGACATCACCTGGCGCGGCAAGACCCAGCCGCGCAGCCTGCGCCTGTGGCCTATTGGTACCGACACCGCCAAACACCTGCTGTATGGCCGCATGCGCCTGACCCAAGCCGGGCCGGGGTACATCCACACCAGCAAAGCCCTGCTGCAGACTGACGAATACGAGCAAATGACAGCTGCGCGCCTGATGCCGGTGGTGGTGCAAGGCAAGCAGGCGCTGCGCTGGATCACCCCCAGCGGTCACCGAGAAGAGGCGGGCGACTGCATGGTGTATGCCTACGCCATGGCCTGCCACCTCGGCATTCAGACCTACCGCGAGCCGGGCTGGGCACGGCGTGAAGCCAAATTCTGCCCGGCTGAGCCGGATTTGTTTACAGCCAAAACCACCGCCAGCCCTGATGCCGAAAGCGCTGATAGCTCTCAAAACGACAGCACCGAACCAGCCCGACCACGCGTCAGCCACGGCCGCATTGGCTTGTCTGGCCTACGCCGAGGCTAACCCACCATGCACAACGTCCTGCCCATGCACCCCAACACCGACCCCGACCCCGACGTGGTGGCCTACACCCTGCAAGTGGCGCTGGCCCTGGTGCCTGGCCTCACCGCTGAGCATGCCAAGCAGATCGAAGACGACGTGAAAACCAAATACGGGGGCCGCCGGTTTTATATCCCCAAAGGTGCCAAGCGCCCCACACCTGAGCAGCGCGCGGCCATGTTCAAGGATGGCCTCACCCGCATGACCGACAGCGAGATCATCGAAAAGCACCAGATCAGCAAAACCACCCTGTGGCGCATCATGAAAAGCGGGGGCGGGCGGTTCAGTTGACAAAACGTGGCGGTGGCCTGATTTCACTTTGCCCTATTTGAAACCCGG